CTGTGAAGAATTCATTGACTCAAGAAATTCTTTTACTTCTTTCTTGGTGCAGTCAGCAGTTGCCCAGACTTCATCTTCATTATAAATTTTATCAATACATGTAGCAATCAATTCAAATGATTGATCCATTTGATTACCTTCTTCAAAATCAAAATTATTTTTAATGAATTGTTCTAGTGATGGATACTTCATCTCCATCATCAAGTCATCATCTAATTTGATTTGATTAGTATGATCATCATCTCTCTCAACCTGAATAGAATCCAGATCAATGAAGACAGGAACATTTGTCTCTCCATCATCTGGACAAACAATATTAACTTCCAACTCTTCTCCAACAGATTTACCTCTGATGTTGAGGAATAGATATTCAATATCAAATGTAGGAAGAGTTTCTACTTTAATTCCTTTTGTAAGGACACAGTTCTTCAATACTGCTTTAATAGCATTAGTAATTTGTTTTGTATCTTCACTCTCAAGAGCAATCACAAGAACCTTTTCTTCTTTAACTAGAAATGGTCTATATTTAATCGTCTTTCCTGTCGAAGGTAGTTCCAACTCATACGTCGGGGTCGCAATCTTTGGTAAAGGCATAATATCCTATAACAATATCAGTGTATATATTTAGAAGGTTTCATTTAAGCTATATCAGATGATATATTAAGGAAATCATTTCCCCCTGCTTGCTGAAGAATATTTAATAATCCTCCACCTGATTCTGGTCGTAATCTTGTATCAACTACGTAACGAATATATGTCATTGCAACACTGCACTTTAGTAAATCTGATCCGTCATATGAAACAGGCATTGATGTTATCTGAAGTGGATAACTCTTTATAAACTGGTAAGTTAATGCTTGAGCATAATCTTTTTCAAATTTAGTTACCTCTAATCCAGCAACTGCGTATGTATCTGAATATCTTACTCTATAAGTATATGAATTAGATCTAGCAGCATTCTTATCCTCATTAGTAATATATGATATCCAATCCTCAAAGAACTTAATAGGCAAATAATTTTTAGCATCAACATAGAATGTTAAATCTATTCTATCATCATACACTCTTCTATAAGCATGTCTCTCAGTTACTCCATGAAAATCGTTATCAATCTGGTGTGTTGCAAGAGAAGATCCTGGAAGACTTGCTTCTGAACACATCAATTGAATCTTACCCTGTCTAGTTTGACCTCTCCATGCAGAGATACCATCAGGTATAGCTATACTAACTTCAAAATGAGAAGTTAATGCAGGTGCAAGTAAATTTGATTTAATGTCTGAGACTGACCTTTTAATAGGCATTTATAAATACTATTTGACATTATATATTATGTATAAGAGATGGCTGAAAGTAAAAAAAGTATCTTTAAACCAACTAGACCAAGAAAGTATAGTGGTGATGTAAATAATATTATATGTCGTAGTTCTTGGGAGACAAAGTTCTGTCATTGGTGCGATCTAAATGAAAATATTATACAATGGGGGAGTGAAGAATTCTTTATACCCTATCGTGCTCCTGATGGAAAAGTTCGTAGATACTTTCCAGACTTTATCATCAAAGTAAAAGAAAATAATGGAGAAGTTAAGACCTATGTTATAGAAGTTAAACCTGCTAAACAAACCCGACCACCAAAGCAAAGAAAAAAGGTGACTCAATCATACCTCTACGAATGTAAAACCTATGCTACTAACCAAGCAAAATGGAAAGCAGCAGATGAATGGTGCAAAGATAAACGAATTGAATTTAAAATTATCACAGAAAGAGAATTAGGTATCCATCATGGTAGATAATTTTGGATTTGATAATGCTGCAGAAGAAGCACAAGATAATCGTGTCAAACAATACCTAAGTGATTTGAATAATAGAACTAACGATCAAGAAGAGATGATGTTAGAAATTATGGAAGCATTAAATGACACAGTAACTCCCATACCAGAAGTAGGAAATTTCTATACCTTTGTATATAATGCCAAGACTCCTGGCGAAACTTATGATCAACATCCTTTAATTGCATGTACTTCATTAGAGAGATGGGGATTCAAAGGACTTAACTTTCATTGGAGAAAATCAAGAAACTATACATGGGGAGAACTGGCAGGACAACTCTATATTGTTCAAAGAAATGAACTTGATGATCTACTTACAATACCTTATGGTAAATTCATATTAAATCCACGCTAAATAATAAAAAAAGTTATAACTAATGTCAGATCCCGTAGTACCTGCTACCGTTACACTTAGTAAATTAGCGAGAATAAGAGTTGGTTCTAGTGCTAGAAACAAGACCACAATTTATACTCGCACAAGAATTACTGGTCCTACAGGCAACCCTCCAGAATACTCAACTGAAATTCTGCAATTTGATAGTCCCACAACTGATGTTGCTACAGTAATAGGAAAACAAGATTCAAGCAGTGACGGAAAGATAGTATGGAATGAATTTGCATCAGAAACTGCAAAGAAACATAGAACTGAAATTGCAAATGCATCTAGAAACCAAGTCAATAGTGTGAAAGATGTGATTGCAACCACTGCAGAAGAAAAGCAAGCACTTAATTCAGTATCAAATGCTAACAATACAGCAATAAATTCAGGCACAGACGAAGCAGGAATTGCAGGACAAACAAAATCTGACGCAAGAAGATCTTGGGATTCTGATTTTGGACAAGGGCAAAGAGATGATTTTGATGCAAATAGTGTAGAGGAAGATACAGATGTTCAAGATTTTCTTACAAGTGAATCTAACTCAAAAACAAGAACTAAATTTGATGATCTTTTAGTATATCCAGTTACTTTAAGACAAAATAATCAAGATACTATCTGGTTTACTATGATGGAATATATTCCTAAAAAAATGTCTGATGGTGAAGGAGGATTAACTAATAGTGATAGAACCACCTCAAATAGATCAATAGGAAAAGTTTGTCTTCCAATACCTGGCGGAATTAATGATAGTAATAACTGTGACTGGAAAAGTGGTGAAATGAATGCAGGTCAAATGGCACTTGCAAGAATTGCTCTTGGTGGTATTACTAAAGGTTTTGAAGGACTTGCAGACGCAACAACAGACACTTTAGGAAAAATAGCAGCTAATAAAGACGAAGTAAAAAATGCTCTAGCACAAAGTATTGCAGGTGCTGCTACTGGTGATAATGCTGCACTGATGCAAAGAACAACTGGTCAGGTAATCAATCCTAATATGGAATTATTATTTGGTGGTCCTTCATTGAGAGACTTTAGTTTCTCCTTTAACTTTACAGCAAGAAGTGCCGTAGAAGGTAGAACTATTCTTAAAATTATTAGATTCTTTAAACAAGGAATGGCTCCTATCAAATCTAAATCCAACCTATTCCTTAAATCTCCACATACATTCAAATTAGAATATAAAAATGGAAACAGAATTCATAAAGCATTAAATAGATTTAAGGAGTGTGCATTAAAATCGTGTGCTCTTCAATATGCTCCTGATGGTAACTATACAACCTTTGAAGATGGAATTATGACCAAGTATCAAATGACACTTGCATTTACAGAACTTGAACCAGTATTCAACAGTGATTACAGTGAAAATGGTATAAGTACAAACGAAATAGGTTTCTAAAATGTCAAATTATTTTAGCAAAGTTCCAAATTTTGAATACGTTAGCAGACTTCCAGATGCTAAAATATCAGATTACACTACTGTAAAAAATTTATTTAAAAGAGGAAAGTTAAGAGAAGATATCTTCCAAGACTTGACTCTCTTTACAAAATATAAGATTAGAGGTGATGATAGACCTGATAATGTTGCTTTTGATTTCTATGGTGACTCTAAATTAGATTGGTTAGTATTGATATGTAATAATATTTTAAATGTGCAAACAGAATGGCCTTTACTAACAATTGAATTTGATAGATACCTAATTGATAAGTATGGTGTTGTAGGATTAGGTGAAATACATCACCATGAAACAACCCAAGTAAAAAATAGTTCTGGTGTTGTTATTGTTAAAGCAGGATTAACATGCGAATCAGATTACTCTGTTACATTTTTTGATGCTCGCTCTGGTAGTTATACAACCAAATCAAATATCGCTGTACCAGTAACCAATTATGAATATGAATCTGAAATTGAAGATGCAAAAAGAAATATATTCCTACTAAAAGAAAGATATCTCAATGTAGTTAAAGATGATATAGATGATATCATGCCATATAAAAAAGGTTCTACTCAGTATATGAGTAAAACCTTGGTTCGAGGAGAAAATATTAAACTGTTTAAGTAACTAGTCTTCCGCTAACTTCTGGAAATAAGATAGAGCATCATCCTCTTCTGAACTAGCAGATGCTACAGGAGCAGCAGCGACTGGTTCTTTGCGTTCAAAATTAGGTTTGAAGGAACGACTATTGTCCTCCTCAAATACCTCTTCATCTATACGACGAGCAGGTTTTTTAGCACCTAAAACATAATCAAGACGCTTCTTCAGATCATCATATGATTTGAATTGATCTGCAGCAGTAACAGCAGCAAGAGAATACTGCTTCTTCCACAATGCCTCTAGTGCATCATCATCTTCAAGTAGAGGTGCTACTGTATCGAACTCTGACTTATCATAGTTCCAGTAACCATCCTTCTTAACAATCTTCAACTTGAAGTTTGCACCTTGCCAGAAGTCAAAAGGATTGATTGGAGTTTCATCCTCAAACTCTGGTTGCATTGCTTCCATAACCTTATCAAAGATCTTCTTACCAAACTTGTAGAGGAATACTCCACCCTCATTTTGAGGATTGGTAGGATCTTTTACTACATAGATGTTTGCATAGTAAGAAAGCTTACGCTTCTGTCTACGAACAACATCCTTATCGGACTCATTACCACTGTTCCAGAGTTCACGATTGTATTCGGAAACTGGATCCTTACCACCTGTTGTGGTCAAAGAGTTTTCAATATACCAACCACCTGGTCCTTGAAATGCATGAGAATACATCTTTGCCCAAGGGATGTCTTCTCCCTCTGGTGCTGGTAAGAAACGGATAACAGCATAACCGTTACCTGTTTTATCTACTTCTGGTTTCCAGAGTCTTTCATCTGCTCCACCACTAGTAGTGTTCATCTTCTCCACTTCTTTAACTAACTTTTGAGTTAAGGATCCTAGAGAGGACTGTTTTTTTAGGTCTTTAAATGACATTCGATTTTGTTTTTAGATTTGGCTTGTGTGTACCTATTTTAACTCTTAGATTCTTCATTGTCAAGTTGCTGCTTCATGGTGTTAACCATTTGTCCCATCTGATTAAATATAGTATTCATATCAAGATTGGTAGGAAGACCCATACTTCCAGCAGACTGGATAATATTTTCTTTCATTTTCTTTGCTTCAGGATCATCAGATAAACTCAACCTTGTATAAAGAACCTGCTGCTTGTCAACAAGTCGTTCAAGTATCTCTATATGATATTTTTTATCTTCTAGAGACATGGTTGGAAACTTAAAGACATTAGTGTAGATCTCCTCTTGGAGTTCACTAATCTCTGCCATCTCTGCTCTGACTACATCTGATTTAAAGAAACTCAATTTCTTTCAACCTCCGCTTCAGCAACTGTTTCTTTAGAATTCGCTTCTTCAATTTGTTCTAAAACATCAACAGCACCCAACACTTTTAGATAAGTTGTTCGAGCAGTCTCGATATCTTTTTCTAATTGTGTCTTTTGTGCTCTTAAATTTTCAAGAACTTCTGCATTATTAAGTGCCATGAATAACTATCTCCTTAAGAATTTTTTTATAATGAGGTACATTTATATTTAGGAACGGTTTGTACTTCTTAATCTTTCGACTGACGGTTTCCCACACAGGGTCATTCAGTTTCTTATCGAAGTTTATTCCGTACTCAAAGATTATATCATATATTACCATAGTTTCAAGTGATGTGTCACCCCCAAGATAACTCTTCAATATAAGAGGATGTCCTGTAGAACAATCAAACACATCATCAACTTTATTATCCTCAAATAATATATTAGTTTCTTCTTTAAAAGTATATGATAATGACTGCACCTTCTTCTTCCAATCTACATATCGTGCTTCTCCATTCTTTATCATA